CTCAAATTCTTTAGGATAAGTATAAGCCTCAATGGTTAGTCCAAGTTCTTCCGCAGACATCAGAGTCACATATTTGGCATTGTTGGCATACAAGGCAGTTGGTTCGGCTCCGGATGGACTTTCGTTTACCGCACTAAGTCCGTTCCATGCAACACCAGCCGCATATTTTCCACTTTCCTTTGAAAATGGGTATAACACGCCTTTATCGACACCAGTCTCGTAAAGACGCTCGCCGGTTTTGTCCCATGCAAGTCTCATTATTGGTTTCCTCCTTAATAATAAATTTCAAATACATAATGGTTTAAATTGTCGGATATGTAAGGACGCACAAAGCGACATAATGGCAATGCAGAGATTTTATCCACAATTTCTGTATCTGGATCATCAGCAATAACAATCACAGAATATCTTTTCATGCATAAATAAACCCCGCCATTCGCATGTATCGGATCAATGTCATCAATACTATACACAATAGCGGGGTAATTCATCTGCACACTTTCCGGAGGTTGAAAATAAACGTTTCTCGTCCCAAGAACCTCACAAAGAACTTCATGAAGTTGTAGTCTTCGATTTTCCGTTATAAACACCTCCCACCATTAAAATCAAACGTGGATACTGAACTTCAATCTTATGGATTTTCCATTTAGCACCCATGAATTCTACATATCGCATTGAGTGAAAATTCTGATAGGCATACGGATCGGCAATGATGCTAATCTTATTCGATATATTAATATCGTCATTGACTTTATCAGATGATTGAAGCTGTCTGATATTGTCCATAAGATCACCGGAATACTTTCGTTCCGTAACCTGTTCTTTATACACTCCAGGTCTTATTTCTTCATTCTGTACATATCCAATCGTTCCATAAAACTTTGCCATTTTGAATTTTCTCCTCGCATACAAAGAGACTGACGATCCATCAGCTCTTTATTTAAAGATCTCTATACCGAAAGATTTTCATAAATGAATTCACTGGTATTATCTTTCAGTGGATCATTCAGAGAATCGTTAATCGTTTCGGCAGGCTTTATTCCCCCGCTGTTACGTCCTCCTCAATGGCAATAGCAGCGTATACTCTCGTAAGGGCACCAGAGCATCTTGTCTCCAGAAGAGATTTTTCCTGGTTAAAGTCGATATCGAACTGAGTGAAATGGGTAATTTCACCGCCCTTTGTTGCACCAAGAGAATAATCTGCAAGGTTGGCAACGATCGCAACCAGTTTCTTCTTTTTATGATCAGATGTTGTTCTGGTCTTACCCTCAAACTGCTCAGCAGTATTGATGCTGCCCACATTAAGTGCCGTTGCCAGTTCAGCCTTTGAAGAGTAAATACGTCTACCGTTCTGATCTCTTGCAAGAAGCATCTGGTTCAACATATGTGGAGTAATGAACAGATCTGGAGTTCCGGTACCTTTGTAGCTCTCTCTTGCATACAGTACCGTATTAATCATTGCTTCTGCAATAATGTAATTCTCGCCGAAATTAGCTCCGGTATTTGTGCCCTGGAGTTCTTTCTTTGCTGCTGCAACATCAAGATCGACATGAATTGTATAAAGATCATCATCTGTCCAAATCGGTCTGATGTGCTCCGGATCGATCTTTCCTTCATCTCCATCATCACGACCATCACCCAGCATGATTGCTGTTGCAAGCTCTTCGTTGAGGTTCATACGATCAATATTGTACAGATATGCTACATAATCGAAATCAGTAATATCAGTGATATCATCTCTGTGTAATGCATTCTTAACATACACTGTCTGCGGATCGGTAGTTCTTCTTACCAGTTTGAAGTTTCCAGCCTGAAGTTTCTGTTTACCTTTGGTATATCCCTTTGCCCTAAGGGCATCGATATTACGAATGTCAACCTGGCTGGTTCTGATTCTGGAAATTGGACTCTTATGAACTTTGTCAATAACTGTTTTAATCCATCCCTGATCGCTTGTGATCAGTTCAGGTGCTCCCGGTCTGACATCCTTATACTCTGGGAACAGCCAGGACACATTTCCATCACCAGTCTGTGCAAATCCACTTGCAAGTGCATCATGCTGAAGCGCATTTTCGTTTGCATAGATTTCAAGTGCTGTCTGAAAAGTTCCTACATTGCTTGTCTTCGCAAGTTTAAGGATAGCTTCCTGATCTGCATGAGACAGATAATTTTTGTTATCACGCTGATCGTTCTCAAATACATTATGTTTCATAGTTTCATCTCCTCCTTTGGATTCGTCTTCGTTTTCGGAAACACTGCCATTTTCAGCAGCCTGTCCGATCATTGCATAAACAACTGTTTTCTGTTCTTCGGTAAGAGTGTCAAATACTTCTTCCATTGTTTTATCTGACTTCTCTTCATCCTGTTTTTCGTCCTCGGACAGTTCTTTCTGACCTGGCTCCTTATCATCAGAATGCTCCAGATAACCCATAATCATTTCATCATAACCGATAATAAGACCATCGGTTTCACCATCACCATGAGCAAGTACTTCATCAATAAATGCTCCTGGATTGGCACCGGCAGTCACCAGACTGACTTCTCTGATAATTCCATGAATGACGTCTTTTCCAACCTGTTTAAGCTGGTTTGCAAAGATAGATAACGAACGGACATCTCCATGCTTTACAAGTTCCTTCGCTGTTTTACCGTTTTCGGTTTCATTAAATTCACAATATGCATACACACCCTCATCTCTGTTTTCCAAGTGTGCAAAACCTAACACATTGTTAGGATCGTTGTGATTATGCATCCAAACTAATGGTACTCTTGCACCATTCTGGCCTTTGAATGCATCTTTTTTAATGACTCGACCATCTGTACAAGTCAAATCATTTCGTGTGGCCCAGCCACCAAAATCATACTTCATTTTGATTTTTACCTCCTGTATCTGCTGTCTCCTCTACCGGTGCTGTTTCTTCATCTTTAGGATGACTGAGGTTACTGTTTCTCAATTCATCTGCCTTTGGATCGCTTGATGGTTTCCATCCGATTACCTGTCTCATTTCATTTGACGTGGCAATTTCATTTCTGGTGAATTTATCAGAGATTTCTGCAAGATCTGCTACTGGAACTAACTTGAATGGGTCTCTAAAGAACTTGATAGATTTATGTTGAGATCTGGCAGTCTTAGATAAGAATTTTCTTTTCATCTCATCCACAATGGCAGCAATAATCGGTTCAATCGTCCGATTGTAATAATTCAGCATAGTTTTATCATCCGCAGTTCCATCAAGAATGCTTTGAGTGATACCCAACTGGCTGTAAAGCATACTCGTCAGGTATTCAATCTGTTTCATCAAGTTGTTTTCCAACGAACGATTCAACTGTGTGATTTTTTCTGTGCCATCAGTATAAGCAATTCCATACTTAGAACCAGCCAACTGTTTTTCAATATCTTTACGTCTCTGTTCTGCCTGTTTACGCCTAGCTTCCGATTTGATAACGTATGGTAACTGAATAATTAAATCCAATTTTCCAGAACTGCTCTGTTCATCTACAGCATCCAAGAGATTTAATTTCCGAATCAGTCTTTGCATAGTAGAGTTAGGCTCATTAATCACCGCATAAAGTGGATTTTCAACGATAGCAACGGTTTCTTTAGGAACAATAATGTCCTGTTTTCTCCCAGTATTTTCGTTGTATAGTTCCACTCGTACATGCTTTGGATACCAGTCTCGAATTCTCCCAACTCGCATGGATAAAATCTGATAGCCGGTTGTATCATCGGGATCATCATCTGTATCAACCGGAACAATGGCAATACAGCCTTCATCCATCATAGACATAACTGCATCCTGAATGAATGCACGTCCTGTCTGGTCAATATTTGCCTCGATGGATAAGCAATTATTTAATCCGCTATCTATAACACTACAAAACCGCCCTTCGTTATCCAACTTAACATGCTGAATATCTATGGCGGCTACGTCTAAAGCTATTCTGTTATATACCGATGTAACGATTGATCTTTCATTCCCACGAGTGAGTCGAAACCTGTCCGGTCTGTATGAATATCCGGCACCAATATCCCGAAATCCCAATGTCGGATCTCGATTAAGAAACGCATTCCAGGCATTCTTAAACCTGGAACCTACTGATAATCCCATTTATTTTTCTACCTCCCCCAATTATTCAAAAGCCTCCTTGTTGGCTTTATAAGCAACATAAGCATCCATCATTGCTGCAACTGCATCGATTTTATGATCCAAACGTTTCTTTAACAATTTTCTATTACCATTCGTATCTTCCAATGTAATGCAGTTTCCCATTGTAAATGTCATCAATTCCTCATCGAAAAGAAGCATTCTCTCTTCTGACAATTTCTTTAATTCACCTAACGGAACAGATTCTGTTCTCGCACCCTGTATAACTTTCTCTATACCAAACGGTCCATTTTCGTTAGACCATCTCTCTACAAATTCTTTCGCATTATATGGATCGTAACCAAAACTACGCACATCATAACCGCACTCAACAATATGGTTATCCAAATCATCATAAACTTCCATCATGTCAAGAACTGTACCCTCAAGAACAATAAGGCTTCCCTCTTTCATGAATTGATCATATTTAATTCGCATAGCTGCTGGAAGTTTCATTAGAGTTAATGATGAAATGTAGTTTCTGGTTTTAACACCAAAAGAACCATTAGATAATGGAAACAAGAATGTAAATGCACAGAAGTCATCACCTTGTGATAAATCTGCCCCTAAAGAACATGGCATTTGCCAATAATTCCTCTTTCTATGAGGAAGTGTCTCTTCATAAGTGAAATAATATGTGTAGCCCTCCATTGGAAGACCGAAACGTTTTGCAAGAATGTCGTTCCTTGCCGCCGGAGCTTTCTCAGCTCTCTCAACATCCAGTTGGTATGTTTCATATCGGACGGTCTTTCCAAGATTTGGGTTCGCTTTTAACCATTTATCCGGATCTCCAACTTCATCTATGGAATCAAGCTTATACCACCAGATTGAAACGTGTGGATTGATGTAATCCCCTTTCAGGATGTCCATCAATTCCATTTTGATTGTATCGCCGGCACCGTTACGAACCGTACCTTCTGAACTGATTGCTACGATCAGATAATCTTCTACTTTTGAAGCTCCCTGCTCTATAGCACCAATTACGTCTTCTCTGATGTCTCCAGAAAGCCATTCGTCAACTGTCGCCATTTTCAGCTGGAGCCCCTGAAGCTTATCAATACGCATAGGGCGGATTTCCAGTAATGATCCGGTGAGGAAATTCTCGATTCCTTTCTTTGTGGATGCCAGTTTTACACGATTTGCTTTTGAGCCTGTTGTATTTTGTATAGAACCATCTGTAAGAAATTTATAGAACGGTCCTCGCGATCTTGTGATAGCTGTACGGATTGGTGATAATACTTCCTCTGCTTGTTTCATAGTTGGTGCTGTTGTGATCTGATGAGTCGTGGTTACATCTACATTAAGGAAATAGTTTTGCAAACAGGAACCATACATCGATTTTGCCGCACCTCTGGCAACAATGAGATATTGTTTATTGACCAGTCTTCGCTTAATGGATTTCGTAACGTAATGTCCACCATGACCGTCTTCATATGGTATATACACTCTTTTCTCTTCGAAGTAATACCAGCCAAAAATTTCTTCAGCCCAAACTTTAAACGTATCAAGTAACTTGAGATCTGATCCATCTGTCAATGTAAGCTCATGCTCGCAATAACTAATAAATCCCTCAACCGCCAGATCATCATAGTACATTCCAGGATTTGCAATAAGATCGTCGATTCGATTCATTTCCATTTCGATCTCTTTGCATACTGGAATCTCGCCTCGAATTACGGCATCTCGAAACTCGCCGTAATATTTCGGGACGGCAGTGTTTGATAATGCCATATTTCTCTCCTACTGTTAATCGTCATCGTCCTTATCATCAGGCGACACTTTCCAGAATTTACCAATCTTCTTATTATCATTTGCCTGGAAAATTCTTGCGCTTTCCTCTTTACCAACTGCTGCGTCCAGGTATTTCTTAGTCTGATTGAGAACTACGCCTGTAACAACCGTTTTGGCAGCTTTTTTAGGAGCTTCCCGGATACCTTCCTTCACTCCTTCTTTTACACCGGTAACACTGTTTCTGACGCAAGTCTTCACATATCTTTTCCCAGCATCAACAGCTTTCTGGCTAATCTCGCTCACTTTTACTCCTCGAAACTTTGATACAATCTGTCCGATCTTTGCTGGATTTTTATGTACGTAGTAAGCGGCTGCTGCAACAGTTGCCACCCCCATTCCAACTCTTGCAATTTTCTTATTTCGCTCTGTTTTCTGCTGAGCGGTTGAAGCATCACCAGCTCTCTTTCTTCCCGCGGAAGTTAATGATCCGTCAGAATTCTGATAACGCCGGACGCCCCATTTCATTCCTTTGACACCATGATGTTCCAAGAATGTACTATTATCCATTTTGATCCTCCTCCACTTTTGCATTTTCTGCTGCTACATTCAATCTTGATTCGTACTCGCTGACCTGTGCCTTATAACATTCCAACACTGCGGTACTCATTGGCGGATCGAAAAGCAACTTCACTTTAATAAACATATATGACTTAACCAGATTGAGCTGTGCTTCGTCTTTAATGAATTCGTTCCATGTTGCATTCTTATCAACAATCATAAATCCATTATCCGGGCCAACTCCCAGCTGTGTTAAAATAGAAAAAGCAGAATTGATATGCATCAGTATATCTGGATCGAAATGTTCGTATTCTTCTTCAATACCAAGCATCTTTTTAATCGATGTAAGTATACTATCCATCCCAAGCACCCCCTTTTATTTTCTTTTCCAAGGACAGGTATCGTAGATACTTCGTTCCTTCGGTATACATGGTAATAAACTCGCATCTCCATAATGTATGGCATTATGGGTGGATAAAACTGTCGTAATCAAATACTCTGGATCTAACAGTCTTTCTGTTCGATAGACTATATCTTTTAAATCAATCGGATTCATATGATGTATGAGAATTTTTCCATGTATCTCATACCCTTCGATCCCAAGATCACATCCATTATCTCGAATAATGACTTCTCTCCTGATTGAAGCCCATTCTTTTGACTTATAAAATATCTGATTTATATATCGGTCAAATCCAAAAGTCTCTTCTCCAACAACTCCATCTAACCGTAAATATTCATACCGTTCCTTAAAAGTTGTTAAAGTCCGTAGCTCTGAATATGTTCTAATCATCTTCATCACCATGTCCACTGTAGCCACGAAACGCTCTCAACGCATCTGCATACATCTGCTCCTGTCGTTCCATAGATTTAAGATTCTGAGTCTTTGCATCTATCAAGTCTTTCTGTTTTTCCAAAATTTCCTTCTCGATTCGTTCCTTAGTCGAACCTAATTTTAAATAGTGAGTAATAACCTGGGACGAAGCAGTACCTTCCCTAAGCTGTTTCTCGGCTAAATCAACTGCCAGAGAAATTAACTGATTTTCTCTCGCTTCCGGTGTTAATGCAGGACGCATCATCACTGGAGTATCATTCACAGCTTTTTTTCTGGTTCTTCCCATAGTTGATGCCTCCTTTCATGTTATTTACTAATAGTTTTCACATACTTTTACAGATGTTTAGATAGACTCATAAGTCCTTGATACGCATTCCATCTGCTGAAAGGAGATAAAAAAGGCAGCATATACCAAAAACCTACGAGCCTGTCTAAGCACCTGTACTGAATTGTTTTTCAAAAAATATCCTCCGGGGAAAAAATAAAGACCGGCGCGATGCGGGGAGGGGGTGTATTTTTCGCAGGCCCCCTCTATCCTTTTAGTTCATCGTTCCAGTCTTAAATAATGTTATTTTATATTTCTTTTTCGATTTGTGAGTGATCTAAGCTGTGTTTTCATCATAAAATCACCATATATCCTTAGAAATCCAATTCAAAGACTCAATGAGTTTCAAATTTTATTGGGTTTGAATTTCAATGCCATACCCATAAGCCTTTTTACTTAGAATTTTCTTTAGATCGCTTTACCTTTCTGTAGATACCTCTGAAATCATACTTAATTATTTCATCGATTGCTCTCTTAACTTCAATTCTGTTCTCTTCATCGGAAAGCTGATCAGATGTTCGAGCAATTCTGCCTAAATAAGCACTTGAATGATAACCTTTTTCTTCGTCAAAAAGAAACCAGTCATCAAACTGTTCAAAAGGATCGAAAGGATTATCAACTGTAGTTAATGCATATTCATCAGTCATTTAATAATCTCATCCCTTTCCGTTTAAATATTTAGAAACTGTAGAAGTTGAGATACCAAGGGCATCAGCAATTTCAGAAGTTGTATAGCCTGAAGCACGCATTGCAGAAATCCTATTCTGTTTTGCTGTACTCAAAGAATTTGTAGCACGAGGTGTTGCTCTCTGGCGAAGCGTATCAATATTCGTGTTGTTCAAAATCTGAGTCAGCTTATGTTCACTGATAGCACCGGCCTGTATTGCTTCCCACTCACGATCTGTAATCTCTACAGGGGTACGCTTAGCCCCTACAGCGGTACGTGCTGCTGACAGAGCCTGTTGATTTGCTTTCTTTATCTCAGCTTTTGTCATATCAGGATTTTCTTTTCGCTTAGCAGCAACAGAAGCATTAGCCATCACCTGGGCCTGTCGCTCACGAGGTGCATTTGATAATGCTACGTTGAGCTTTGCCATTAAGGACTTCACTTCCCCCTCATAGGTACTTTTAGCGGAGGCAGAGTATGCGATCTTACCAGTATTAATCATTTCTCTTCTGGCCTGATTAGCCAATGATTTCATAGTATTAGCATAATCTGCATATGCTTCTTCCTGTGGTGTTCCTGAAGACAGCTCACGAGCATCTTTGGCTTCAGCCATCTTTGTACTCTTCTGGGTTCTTATACGAATCTTGCCATCTTTATCTACGTACTCTTCTTTTACTGTTTTATAAGACAGCGAACCATCAGGATTGATAATCGGAGATCCTTTCCTTTTATCAACCTGTGTCTCAGATTTAGCTCTCGAAATTAAAGTCGAAGCCCCCTCATGGTAATTGCCATCTTTATCAACACTTCCCTGATACTTTTTCTTCAGCGACGCAATTCCGTTATCAATCTCACTCTGCTTATAGTCCAAAGCATGTTTCTCAGCATCAATAACAACCATACTATGGCGGATTGCTCTGGTAAGTTCTTCTTCTGTGGCTCCTTTCAACGTCATATCCGTAATAAGATTGGAGACTTTTCCCATCTCAATCTGTTTATTACCCATTTTCTTATAGGTTTTTCCATTCCTCGAATAGTACTCAATCTCTCTTGAGCCAACTGTTTCAACTTTTACAGGAGAACTTGAATCTGGACCGTAAGCTTCTTTTGTATCAAATCCGATCAAACCCTTTAGCTGTGGAGTTGATGTAATTCTAACCTTGCTAGAAATAGAGTTACATGGAATAACCATAACAGTATCGCCATCAAAGTCGGCTCCAGACAAACGATCAGCATTTGTTTTGTTGATTCCGATTGCATCCATAGGAGTATTGCCAAGAACGCTCTTTCCTTCCGGAAGTTTATTATTGACTTTCAGAATTGGAATCTCTGATGTTCCTCCATGTGGATAACGAATCAACGCCACAGTTTCTCCATCTTTATAATTTGGTGCGTAAACCTCATTGTCTTTTAAAGATGGTAAAGGTAAGATAACCTGATAACTTTGTCTCGGTAAAGCGGCAGCTTTCAAATGAACAGCAGCGGCATCACAATCATCAGCAAATGATTTTAATAACGCTTTCTTTACAGTCGGATTGGTAAGAGCACAAATTTCATCAAACTCTGACTGTTTGTCTGCTTTTGCAAGACCGAGCTGCTTTTTGATCAAACTCAGGCTCTGCTTAGAAAGAAACTGTGATGAAAGCGATTTACTCCATTCTCCCCAGTCGCCTTCCTCAGCACGTTTATTAATTACAGATAATGACTGTTTCTTTCCAGTCAGCGGATCGGTATATTTTCCTTTCGGATCATCGTAATAACTTTGTCCACCATGCTCTTTGATAAGCGAGCCAAATGGATTGGTCGGATCATCTTTGATTTTTTTCAAAACCTCTTTTGTAGGTGTACCTGTGTGTTTATTTGTGTTAAATATAACGTCCACACCATCTGGCATATGATCTGAATATACAGCCATACCTTTAAGATAATGGGTTCCATCAACCATGATTCGCACCTGTGCATAATGTGAATCACCAAGTGAAATATCTTTAACACCTCTTCTAAGTTCAATAACACCATCTTTGTCTACTCCGCCTTCTTCGGCATAGCGGACTTTCAAACGTTTAGAACTCAGACTGGCTGGATATTCAAATGCTTTTCTATAAGACTCTCCCCCATCATAAGAAATATAATCTCTCAATGAATGAACATTTTCAAAATTATAAATATCCTTATGCTCTGTTCCTGGTGGACAGATTACTTTGATGTTGGTCTGCTTTCCAGGATTTGTAGCCTGCGGAACCCCTCCGCCATAAACTGGATAACCTTCACGTTCCAAAATATAAAGAGCCTGGTTAAGTTTCTCTTTAGAAATACCAAGCTCTCTTTCTACTCCGGTTCCAACATCGATCATGCCTTTGGCGTTGATTTCTTTTCTGATAATATCAGCAGTAACTTTTGCCTGATTCATTCTTTTTTCAGATGTTTCATTCAAAAGGGTTCTTACTGATGAATCATTAGAGAAACCCATTTTATCTGCAATCTCATTCAGACTGTAACCTTTTTCTCTAAGTCCCTTTGCTGTTGCTACCTGAAGAGATCGTCGTTCATCTTTTGCAAGGCTGATCTGTGTACGAAGCTGTGTGGTTGTTAAACCAATATTTTTAGCAATATCAGTTTCACTCATTCCTGATTTTTTCAGTTCAGATACTCTACTCAGGAAATCCCCACTATGCTGATACGGATTTTCACCAGATCCATATGGATACCGACCAGATCGTCGTGGCATTCCATAATGAATCAAAAATTCTTCCATAATCGAAGTCATGGCTTAGCCCTCCTGATCTTTCAGTCTGTTAATCACTTTATCGAAAGTAATAATTTTATCCATAATCGGAACAATATCTTCAGCTGTAGGATTGTGATACAGAATCTCATTATTCTGATACAACCGCAGTTCCATTTCAATGTCAGCTGGTTTCACTTTGTATTCCAAACAAAAAAGAGCAGCATAAATTTCTAACTGCTCCATGTGTGCCGGAATCTTTCCCGTCTTCAAATCATGAATCCGTAACGTTCCATTTCTAAACAAAATAGCATCGGCTGTTCCAAAACAGTTATCTGAATAACATAAGATCTGCTCTGGAGTCATCTTAAATCCGATGGCATCGTTCACGTACATATTTAATGTTTTTTGTGATTTCGGCAATTTCTGACCGAGTGCTATACACTGTGCAGCAAAAGCATGTAAAACGGTTCCCTTTTGTGTAGCAAGAAAATTGGAATATGCTTCCGCTACTTTATCCGCACTGTAATTAATCCAGTGGTACTTACTGGCACCAAGAAAGGCGTGCTGACCCTCAAGGTTTGAATGTTTGTTGAAGTTCATTCAGTACCTCCTCTTTGTTTTCTGGATATATGAATCTTGAAAAAGACATCTGATCCATACGATCCACATAATACTCCTGATTTGGCTGTTTCTTTGCGCCAGCACTTTTTTTACATTCCAAGGCAGCCCACTTATCGTTATGAAGAACAAGTAAATCTGGAATGCCCTGAATATAAGTCGGATCGTTTTTCATTACGATACAACCTGTAAATCTTTTTTTGAGTTCCTTAATCAGATTCGCCTGAAACTTATTCTCTAACATAGGCAATACCCCTTTCATTTTCACAAAATCAAAAGAGGATGGTTTTTATAAAAATACTTATTTTACCTATTCTCTTCATAAAAGGGAATGTATTTTTCGCGCGCAAAAAAGACAGGGACACAATTAAGTATCTCTGTCTATAAATATAAAAACTTATTTTTCTTTTTTACGATTAAAGACTTTACCAATTTTATCAGTAACGCCCTTTATCGCTTCTTTTCTTTTTTCCTGTTGTTCTAATTTCTGAGCAGCTTTCTTCTCTTTCTTCTCTATTTTCTCATTCTCAGCATCGTCATATATTTTTTGACTTGCTTCTATCACATCTGCTGTTATGTATTTCAAATATACGATTGATCCGGGATTTACCGAAGCACCCTGTTTCGGATTGGAATCGATGACTTGCATATCTGAATAATCTTTATACTTAACCGCAGCCTCTTTTAATGTTACTTTACTCGCAACTGGTTTCAATCCACAATCTTCCAAAAGTTTAGTGGCCTGATCCAATTCCAGCAAAAAACCTTTACGATATAATTCGGGAACGGTGACATGTGCATCTTTATCTGGATGCTGATCGATTGCTTTATTCGCTGCCCTTTCAACAATGTTCACTGCCGCAGGAACCGCCGCACCGATTATCAAGCCACTTAGACTGTTACTCTTTTTCTTATTCTCTCCCATGTACCATCCCTCCATCCAATGGTATTTTCAGGGCATTAAAAAAGTGCGCCCCACCTGAGAGACGCACCGAAAAAATGCTTCTCCCATTGTTGCCACACAATCTCGTTCCGTTCAAGGGTACAAGTAAAAGAGAGAATACACTTTTTACCAAAGCTATTCCCTTGAACGTTTTATACAGTTTTATACAATATATGATTGTGTGGCTCTTTTAGTATAACATGAACGAATGATAAAGGAAAGAGAATTTTATGCAGCAATGGTTCTCGCCCGCTTCTTCACATCATCGTACGCCATCTTGCTACCATCCGTAAAATACACAACAATCGTCATGTAATCATACGGTCTGTAATCTGTAACACCTTTTGAAAGATTTGGATACACTTCTTTGAAATGATCGAAAATATCCTTCCATCTTACTTTTCGCTTTGTAGTCATCGAAAATACCTCCGTAAATCAGTTTGGTCAAAAACCCACTTTTATTGGGCATATTTATTTATATATTTAAACTTTTTATCATAATAGTTTGAGTAAAAAAGTGGGAAAGTGGGCAGAAAGCCCGCAAACCCGCATAAATACTGGGTTTTTGCTGGTCAAATCCAGGTTTTTGAAAGTGGGCAAAACCGGGCAAATGGCCAGAAAATTGACCAAAATCCCGATTTTCTGCTCCCTCAGTCTTACAATTTTTCGTCTCTGGTCAAAAATATGTGGGCTTTGGTCAAATCCTAAAACCCAAAAGTGACCAGAAATCAGACCTGTTACTACCAGGATTTTTAACCTAGATTAGACGAATTTCTATCCTAGATTAAAAATATTCGCCCAGCTTTTACCTCCAGACCTTACCAGTTTTCTTATCTTTTATTACAATTCTCTCTTCAATGTGGAAGCCGGACAGCTCACAAATCGTAAAAATCGTATCTAAAAGCTTATGAAAACGTTCGTCTCCTTCCTTGTCAATATTTTTTAAAGCATTGTAAACAGTTGGGTCAGAATATCCCTCACTGTTCTTTCTCATGTCATCTTTACCCATTGGCTTCCCCTTCCACAAATTTTACTCCCCCATATACCCAGAGATCTTCTTTCAATTTGTCCATATCCAACTCTCCGTCCTGCCATTTTTCATAATACTCAAGCACCAGATCTGTGAACTTTGGAATACGTGTCGCATAAGATTTAGTCCAGTAATGATCCATCAGAACTTCAAGCGGCAGAGTGAGCAACAGAACCATAGCAGTATTCACAGCATCTTCTGTAGCTTCTTCTTTCACTTTTTTAAGCTCATCTTCGATTTTGTCACGTACCATTTTATCCAGTTGCTCCTGAGTAAGAGTATATGTAACAGTTTTGTATTTCTTTTCTTCTTTCCTGGCACGTCTCAGCTCTGCTCGTCCCATAAGCACTCTCCCTACAATAAAATCCAGTTCTTTTTTGAGAAGAACAGATATACACCGAGTATTACTGTAAATAAAAAGAACGTTCCATCCCAATCACAAAGTGGAATAGTGAACGCTCCGAAAAGTACAAAAATCACTGCAAATATTTTATTCATTATCAATTCTCTGTTCATCTTTCTCTTCCTCCATGATTTCAATTCCTGGTAACGGTATAATCATTCCGTTGTAACGTTTTCTCTTTTCTGTAGCACAATGTTCGATGCAACGCATAACCCTGTCCACCAGAGCATAAACACACAAATATACGATTAAGAAACCAATAAGCATCTGTAAAAATGTTAAATTCATTGTCCGATCCTCCTATGCAAATTTTCCATAAGCCTGATGACGAAAGTGTCTCATAGCTCGATCATCTCTTGAACTGTGTTCCATATATGAATACTCAGATTGTTTTCTCTGATCCTTCATCTGCTTTTTAATTCGTCTTTCCTCACATGACTGTTTTCTAGTTCTGCTCATCTTTAATAACCTCCCTATTGTCAGCATAAAACATTACTTCATCACCGCCGATGATTAGCTCAGAATATGGAAGCGACTCAATCCACTTACAGAACTCTCGCCACTCATCCAGCTTGTGATTCTTCCGCTGTCTGTAAATATTAGCCAACACTTCATAATTCATACAAATATTACGAGTCTGGTTATATGAACTCGGAAGAAGCTGAATCATCTGCCACCAGATTTCTTTATCTTTAGTTTCGAGATATTTTTCTCGGTAATGATTTAGAGCCTGTATTGTAAAATCTAAAATATCTTCTGATGAAAAATAAATCTCATCTTGAATATTTATAGGAAAAAACATGTTTGATGTTTTCATATCCCAAGTATCAGCATAAGAGTCTGAGCCCTTTGGAATATGCTCATGGCTAAAATCATCCCATTCAAACGCTTTCTCGGCAATCTTATGCATCGTACTACAAGAATTGGAAACGGTACCGATTTTATATGTATCGAATTCCTTCCACCAATATAATGGTGCGGTAATTCTTACATAAATCGGAATCATTCGCATATATTTACGATGCTCTGTACCTGCATTCGAGAGCCGCTGCATGAGGGAGTTATCGTTTTCGCCTACTATATATTTGGGAGTATTACCACACCAATGCGGACTAAATTTGCAGGTTTTCCAGCATAAACCATGTTCACATCCCTCTCGTGAGTCCTTTTTATCCCACGAATTCATAGGATTTCTCATACCTTCAATGATAAAATCTATCTGCTCTGAACTCGCCAGAACTACATTTTCAAGCTTAATGCTCATTCACAATATCCTCCCAGTTCAATTTCTACAAGTTTGTCAGCTTCAATTTCCAGAATATCCACATCAACATCTGATAACTTCTCAACACGAGTCCATTTATTATTTACGTTTTTCTCATACAACTCTTGTATTACTAAATCTTTAGCCGCCTCAGCAGCGTCTTTTTCTGTGTAAACACCAAAGATTTTTTCGATATGACCGTAATCGTTGTAATAGGTATTTCCATGAACTACATATAAGATCATCCTTTTTCCGTCCTTTCCACCCCAGCAATATAAATATTGACTGTATTTAATATTTCTTCTTCATTATCGATGCATGTAACTTCAGCATTTCTAAACGCTTCTGAGAGAATGTCCCGAAAATCGTTTCTTATTAAACAAATCTCCTCATTTTCTTCGTCCACAATACGCACATCATTGCGTGATATAAGTGGTAAAATATCTCCAAGTTTAATCATCGTTATTCTCCTTCTGGTATTTTTAAAATATCAATAATTTTCAACACGCTGCACACATTATCCAGTTCTATACCATTCACTTTAGAAGCACCTTGTTCTAAGAACCATTCGATTTCTCCGTCGTCAACATTGTAAAAATCTGGACGTAACCCAGCTAATTTTTCATAAGATCCGGTTCTCCCGTCAATATATACAGGATGGATTAACCCTTCTTCTATTGAAATTAAGCGTTTGCGTTTGTCATACTTATATGGAATGTCCAACTTCAGGCATAAGTCTCCAAGAATCCGTTCAAGTTCTTTCGCACTATATCTGTGAACGATAACGTTTATGGATTTGGACATCAAACATTTAAGTACGAATTCTGTCTCAGCAAGTTCTAAACATTCTTTAATTGTTAGTTCTCCCTTCAACGGTGATTTAACTTTCATAAAATCAGGTTGATATATCAAAAACTTGTCACAATTTATCATCTTTTCTTCTCACTTTCTAGGATCAGCCCGATAGCAAAAGCTACTATCATATGTAACCATACCTCTATCCCACAAATCACAGTTAATTGCTTTTGGCTCGAACGGATCATCCGCAAATCTAAAACCCTGACAATGCCGACAATCAATACAATGACACTTTGCAACTGGCTTCTTTTCAAACCGATGTGCGACCTCGTATGCTCTTTTTCTTCTACGCTTTTTCTCTTTAACATGTTCTTTCCATGCAGCCAATAATGTAAATACCGCCAACCAGATAGATATAACCAGTATCACTGCTCCAAAAAGAGCCAGTACGTTAATAATACTTTCTTTCACTGTTTTCCCTCCAAAGCTTTATCTGTGCTCATTCTTAGAAGCAATTATTGTAAATAATGTCGAATCAAAATTGTTCGGATAATCATATTCCTTAACTGGTGTTGCTGTTACTGACATAATTTCCCAGCCATTTTCCTGAAGAGATTTCAATTCTTTATCCAGGTCATTCGCTAAATTGCATACTAAAGTTCTTTTTCTTGCTCTAACTTCAAATGCTCGTACAACCATACTTCTCCTTTCAAAATAATGCGGGCGGTGGACTATGCCGCGTCGTCCGGGGTGCTAGCTCTCGTGTTACATTTATTCCGCTTAGGTAGTTTTTCGTACCTGGAAGTCGTCACTGTGACCTAAACCGCATTATTAAATATCATTCTTTTGTTTCTTCTTTAAATATTGGCTTTACAGAATATCCTCCAAACTCAGTGAAACGAAGATTCAATCCTTTCAGACCTTCGTTCTTAGCATATGCAGCAATTAATCCCATACAGAGTTCAAATGTTTTAGAATCAACAGATAACCCTGCTTGAATAGTAAAAGTAATATCATTAGAAGTTTTACTCATCTCTGCTCTCCTCGTAAGGAATCTGTTCAACGTCACCACCCTGTACGGTTACTGACTGCATGAGTCTTCCAGTTTCCTCATCGAAGTAGATATTGTCCAGAGCATGATCCCATTCATCAAACTGTTCTACGACGTTTCTACCCTTAGCTCGTCTCATGCTAATAAGCTCATCGTGAACTACACGTCTCCAGCCTCTTGCAATTTCCATTCGACTCTGGGAAAGGATGTTATAAAGACCATTTTCAGTCACAAAATTAACTGATCGTCTCTGGCCTGCTACTACTAATGGTAGTTTCAGCTTTTCGTCTTCTTCACACATCTCCAGCATCTTCCATTCGTTACCGGAGCTATATCCGATAACATGGCTGATATCTTTCGCTTTGAATAACGGAGCATCAAGATCTCCATACACATTAAGAAGCTTTCCTCCAAAAGAAATAGTTCCAGCGATCTCAATATTATTCATCATTTCATTCTTCTCCTTTCTCTCTGCAATTTCACGTCAATAGCTTTTTGCAGTTCTTCTGGCTTAATATCAAAAATGGACTCAAGGAAATTCAGACAAATATAAGCATCTGCCATCTCTTCCAAGAGTCCAATATGATCACCATATCCTCGAATTTGTTTACTTATCTGCTGTTGTAATTCTGCAAACTCTTCCATAACGATAGTGCATTTTAATTTCCAGGGATCTTTTGCAACGCTACGTCTTAATATTCGGCGACGTTCTTTTTCAGAAAGCTCTTCGTTACTTTTTAATCCCTGAATAAATCTGTATCGGTTCATCTGCGACCTCGCTTTCCAACCTGCACAAGACATATGCAGAATACTCCAAGGATCAGCCCGATTGCTAAGCCGAAAATGAAATTAAGCATTATTGTCACCTGCTTTCTCCAGTCGTGCTTTAGCTGCCTCTTTTCTTTCCAGATATTCTTTTTCATCGATCTCATCAAATCCTACCGGTGCATCTTTGAAATATCGGTTGATTTCAACTTTTTCACCCTGAGGTGTAACCACGAACCAGATACCCACAGTATCGAAATCTCCATTCTTTGGATCTACCAGGAAATCTTCTGTGTAAACACGATATGCATCAATCAACGGCATATAAGGCATTTTAATAGGAAAGAGTTCACTCATCACAGTGTCAATTAAGCCGCTGTGATAGCTACAATGTGGATTGGCAATATTGACTCCATGGAAACGATTCACATCTTTATATTCAACAGTGCCATCAGGTTTTACATCTTTGAATAGAGAACTCATTCTCTTACACTGGTAATGTTTGGAATCATCATCCCTGCCATGAACCTCGTTCCATACATCTTCCGTATCTTCAATCGGTGTAAGCGGTTTACCCATAATCATACGATTGAGAATTACTTTGGTAAACATAATACTTGCGCCTGAATGCCCATCTTTACAAAGACTTTTGAAAGCTTTTAATGCACTTTCATAGCAGGCACAACCATAATCGAATTCGCCCTCTTTATGATCCGGGTTTTCACGATGGCAAGCAATATTTACCTCATTTTCACCCCATAACTCCATTGACGATTTTTCTCTCTTAATTTCTTCACTCATTTCTGTAATCTCCTTTTCTTTTTATTCAAGCCATTCGTTATCGAGATAATAAAAACCGTATACACATGCTCCGATTAAAATTATCCAGAAAATCCAGAATAACCATAATGCAAAATCGGATTCTAAGTGATCTACGGTCTCATCAATCGTCATATTCTCATAGAATGGCGAATTATTTTTTATTGTTTTATTTTTTAATTCTGTAAATATCGTCCCGGTGTACTTCAAACCAACCCCATAATATTTGAAGCGTACATGAGATGATTTTTTTAAGGTATCAATATAATCATCATCCGGTAATTGAATCTTCTTACTTGAAAATATATGTTTCAAGAAAGATACCTCTTCGCAGGTCTTATCCTCACTCCCAACATAATCCCATGACCAATAAACTTCAGTCGTATAATATGTGTGGGATTTTCCATTCACAGTCTTTGTATGCGCTACCTTACGAGTATGTCTCGTGTAATGCTCTTCAACCTTTCTCACATACATATACTTTCCACCAATCTCCGGATAAGTAACAGTGTCAACAGCTTCCAAATCACCATAGACAAATGCGTTTCCAATATCAGTCCGCATACCATATTCAAACAGATCCTGTTCTTTGATCTTTACCGCTTTATTGTATTTTTCGTTTTTGTCCATCAAATGGTCTGAGATTTTACCAGAAATTATAAAGCCAATAAGTAACAGAACCGCAATGATAGATATACTTGCTAAGATTTCTCTTTTTGTGATTTCAAAGTCTCCGAAATCAAATCCGTTCCATTTCTTCATATGCTTATTCCCCGAACAGATTCTGTGGAGCATCGACAGGAGCTTCATAATCTAAATATGTATACTCCTGAACTTCATATCCAAGAATATCTAAAAAGATTCGTGTAGGGAATTTTCTCACATAACGTTTGTATATCTTTATCTGTTTGTTGTAATTACTGCGATATTCCGCAATCAGATTTTCGGTAATAGAAAGTTCATTCATCAGTTCCTTATAATTTTCATTAGATTTTAATTCCGGATAAGCCTCGCTTACAGCTGCAATCGCAGTGGTAACATTTTCAATATCTCCGGCGGAACCTCGTCCCTCTACGATAGCGGTAAGTGTGTCAGCTTCGTGTTTATCATACTGCTTTACACAATCTGCAAGATTATACACCAGATCTACACGTCTTTTTTCCTGAACTTTGATGTCTGAATCAGCTGTATTCACCTGTTCCTCCAGTGAAAAAGCTTTATTCTGTGAACTCTGCACTCCGAATACACCTAACATGACAACCGCAAAAATCCCTGCAACAATGATAAGAACTAATTTCCAATTTGATTTTTTCATTTTACTTTTCCTCCAGTTTGTTTTTAATTTTATCGAGAATATCTTCTACCGTTTTCCTTGTGTCAGGAGCCAACTTCATATACTTTGAATGTTCCTTGTACCAGTTGAATATCTCGTCCAGCTTTTCCTGAGCCCAACTGAACGCCCACCAGTCGCAGATCATTTCAATAATATAATCGTATGGCATCTCCAACACGATTTCTCCCTCTTTAGGATCGTCGTTGATTAACACCCAATACTGCCAGTGATGGGGATTTCTATGGATATGTAATAACCAGGCTTTCTGATAATTTTCTACCACTTCATAAGACCGGTTGTTTCCATAAAAATATGCATCATAAGCAGCATACTCATCTGGCTCATCTTTAGACTGATCGTGTGCAAATCCTGTTTGCCATCCAGCATTCAGCGTGTCCTTTACCACCTCAGGTAAGTTTTCACACAGCCAGTCATAACCTCTTTTTACATTTGATCGGTGCTGTGCCAGATATTGATCATACTGAAAACTCATGCTTCCGGCACCACCTTTCTCTTAGTCAGTTTATCATAAAGCTCTCTGGCTTCTTTTCCCTTAAACACGTTGATGATATCCGCATTATGTGCCGTTTTCTTCCTTCCGACAAGTAAAATCCCAGAATCTTCATCTCCATTTTCAGGAAAACTTACACTGACGATAACACTCTCAACCATTATTTTTTTGCCTCCTTCCAGTAAACTGGCTTTTCTGAATTTGCATTTGTCCCCTCAGCCAAACAATCATTGCAAGGATCGCATTTTTCATCCCGTTTTTTGTATTCGCAGGTCTCACAATATTTTTCAAAATCGACCTCTCTGTAAATATCTTCCATTGATTTCTCCTCTCAGGCCGCAAGACTTCTTTGATGCTCTATGCTTCTTGTTCTATCGTTTATGTACTTGGATTCGTTGAATGTTTTTTTCTCTTTCAGAGCCTTACTAATAGCCAAATCTATACCAGATCTCGATTTTAAATGATAATAATATAAGTCAGTAAATGGAGTATTCATTCTGTCAATCCGTCCGGCTGACTGTGCCATTATTTTGTAAGAATAATTCTGAGAAAAGAATATAATCGTATCAGTAGTAATACAGTTCCATCCTTCAGCTCCGGCATTATACTGAACCAAGTAAGCCCATGCATCGCTGGTTGGTATCGGCTGATGTTTATGTCCATTCCATTCAGCAATCTCATACCCAGCCAAAATCTGTTTTAACAATTCCAGCTCATAGTCAAAATTGTAAAATATAATTGCTTTCGGATGTTTTTCAAGAATCTCCAATAATGCGATCTGCCTGGAAGTATCAAGATTTACAATCTTTCGCCACACATAACATAAACCAGCAGCGTTAATAATCGGCTCTTTTTTAAATGGGTCCCACCGATTTTTACCAGCCATTTTATATTTTGCCACATCGTACTTGACATAAATATCTTCGTGGTGAGAAACCGTTTGACGTTTGAAATCCATATTTACAAGGACTTTATTTCTCAATCGAATTAACCGTCCAGTATTCAAATATCGGTCAACCTTCGGGAATTTACTGAATCGACTATAAATAATATGTTCTCGTGTAAATTCCGTTCGATTTTTGTAAAATCCATTAGCTATAAACACTGGAATATAATCTTGCCAAGTATCGCCCGGTGTCGCTGATAGAAGAATCCACTCATTAGATTGTGCAATTTTTAAAAAGGCTTTTACCCAGGTTCCTGATCCTATTACCCGCTGCTCATCAAATATAAAGAATGCATTCTTTATCTCTGCGTACTTTTTAATATTGTTCCACGAATCGACAACTACCTTATTGGAATATAAATTATTCTCTTTATGCGTAGACATAAGAAATGGAATCAGTTCTTCTTCCCATTCAAAAGTGTCTCTTTTTCTGGCAGTTGTGATTATGTAAAGATCTTTCGGCGGGTTGTCCATCGGAACATATTCGTTCGTACCAAGAACGCCGCCATTGCGAACATAGTAATATGCCAATGAGGTTCTGGATTTGCCGCTACCGACACCCCCACAGAGAATACAACCATTCTTCATCTGTTCCACAGCCTTTAGCTGATAATCTCGCAGCTCAACTCCAGCCATTATTCACTACCCACAAAACCATCTTCCACTTCAAACTCCAGAGAATTACCCTCTAAATTTGCTTTTGGACCAGCCATAAGCAATAAGCTAGCAACAGAACCACTTGAGAATCCCTCGCTCAAATAATGATTCCAGATACATTCCTGTACTGCTTTGGTCACACAGATTTTTCGGCAATCATAACAAGTTTTTTCGGTTATCTTTTCTCCGATTATCTTTGCAGCATTTTCGTAAAAATCGTTAAGTCCACATCTGCACTCATCCACAGAAATAGAATATCGTTTTTTCATTGGTCTTCACCCTCCAATAATTTGGTAACATTTTTGATTATCCTTCGAGTATTCCATACATCCGAAAAATAGATTGGTGTATACCAATAATTTTCCGAAGAATCATCCGGTGACATCGGATTGGTTATGGAATTACCGACTTTTATAAATCCAGCTAATCCCAAAAGTGAAAGCTGAATGTAACACATCAATGCTACAGTTTCGTCCACATCCTGACCGATCGTTAAAATATGATTCTGGTAATTTAAAGGATGTTCGCATTTCTCAAGCCTCTTTCGTACCGCATGAGCACCAGCAATCAGCGTTGCTCCAGCTCCACAACATGGATCGTTAATCGAGATATAACCTTGTTTCTCTATTTTTTCTACAACATCGTCCATAGTAATCTCTGCCATAAGCTCGCACACATGGTATGGTGTAAAGAACTGACCGTTTGAATGATTTCCCAACCCCAAATCCATAAACATTTTTCCAAGGAAATCCTGTTCTTGATTCTCATTGAGAGCCATAAGCGTATCAGCAGCCAACGCGGGAAATAGCTCTTGTTCTTCTTTGTTATAACGATGAATAATGTCTAAATATCGTTTTTCTCTGTGCTCATAATTTCCTTTATCAAATACGTTTGAAATCGCACACGCATGAAGAACAATATAATCTCTCCAAACATCCCAAGCTCTGTGAGTATATGTAAGCTTTTGAAATGATTTTAAAAATTTTCCCTCCCAGTCAATTTTTGATTCTCGTTTTTCAGATACTTTCTCTTCAACAGGCTTTTGTGGAACAGGATTATACGTTGGTTTCCATTTTGGCGGTGTTTCCTTCGTTACAAATTGTTTCGGAGGTGACGTTTTCTTTACCTTAGACGGTTTTGTTTTTCCCTTTCTTCGTTTCCAAAACATAGTTTCTCCTTTCAAAAGAAAAGAGTGCCAGCTTGTACTGACACCCTTAAATATAATTAATTGAACGGGGGCTCTTCCGGCTCCTCGTCATCACTGTATTTTTCAGCAAAGACGTCCTCTTCAATCGTAACATACATAGTCTTGAGGTATGCTTTGATTCCGGTCTTTCCATTTACTTCCCATCTGGACGGACTGATAATCAGATCGGTATTTGCAATCTCAGCGTAATCCAATGTTGATACCGCTTCTTCATCCAGTCTTGTCTTTTTATTTCTTCTGGTTACCATGTAAATCTTTGGTGGAATATTGTCGAAGCGTACCGCAACCTGAATATAATGGCGTGGTTCATCGCCTTCATCTCTTGGCTGAAGAATTCTTACGTTCCAGCCATCCTCGGAAAGTCGCTGTGCCTGGTCAGGATCATCGATAACAACACAGAAATTTCTGTTTCCGGCTCTGTTATACTTTGTTTCCTCCCCTCTGAAATTTCTAAACATAATGCGAGCATTCTCGATAATAAGTTCATTAATATTAGCACGTGCCATAATTTTGTTCTCCTCTTTTTAATTTTCTGGTTTATTCATGTAAAGTCCCATAAGGACATCTGTGATATCAAAGCCCTTCCCACATTTCATAGCTAAAGGCTTTCCATTGTCGAAATATGGACAATCATAACAGGTTTTATAAGTACCATCACCGCAAGGCATACAGTCTGCATCGTTTGCTCCAAGCTCCTCAATATATGGATCATCAGAAACAAACCACTCAAAGTCTCCATACTGTGAAATAGTTTTTACTGCCTCATCAACAAGCTTGTCATAATAAGAACGATCAATTCCATCTTCCTTGCCAAGCTCTTTAACCATTTCTGATTCCATCCAACGATAGCCTTTGGAACCGGTTGCTGCATAATACTTTCCATCTTTCTCACGCATCAGAAGCCCAGCACCATATCCATCTTTCATCGGACAGAACTGACCAACCTTTCCTACAAAGCGATAATTATGCCCCTCTGCAATCTCTGTATTTAATCGCTCGCAGGTAGATTCAAATGTAGTGTCAGAAATAAGTCCTTTTTTATAATCGTTTTCTGCCTTAGCAAATTCCTTTTCAGCTTGTGACACATCCGGCAATCCTTCATTCAGATCCAAATATAAAGAGCTGCTCACGGATTTGGTCTCACACATATCTTCAAATACGATTTCTTCTCCACTGAACAGCTTCTTAAATACATATGGAATCTGGAACTGAGTACCAGTTGCGGTCCAAGTTCCGCCTTTCTTTTTATTATCACCTGGAACATATCCGTATAATGCCAGACAGTCTTCAGCACTCTTATACTTGGCAATATAAACGGCATCATTTACAAGAGTCATTCGATCATATGTAGCTTCATGCTCAAATGTGTAACCGTATCTCTCTCCGAAATCCATAACAAACTTAATAATTTCAGGTGTTGCGTCCGGAATCTTAATTGAATCAGTTTTAATATGAGCAACCTGGAATCCTCTGTTAAGGACCTCGTTTTTAAGATCAATCATGAACAACGCTCCACGTTTAGCCACAATATTGTCAATATTTCTCGGATCTCTGAACGGATTAATAAAGGATGCAGACGTAAGACCATATACAGAGTTGATAGCAGTCTTCAAAGCGTTTGCTAAATCTTTTGAAGTCATATCACCATCGATAACCCTCTGAATATATGGAGTAAGCTTTCCATCCAGCATAGTATTTACAGTATCCCATGCTTCATGTTTAATACTCACTCGTCCTTCTACGATTTCCCTGAATGCTCTGGTGAACTTAGGTCCGAACAGTACCTCCGCAATAGCACTGTGAGGGTGCATCGATGAAACATCCAAAAGTGCAACATTTCCGTACATTCCTGGAACGCCTTGTGCGAATCCGCCTTCACCGACTAATTCTCCTCGATAAGTTGATTTTCCATGATCGAACACGTAGCCTGGAAAATATGGAAGGATACTGCTGGTATCAAATGGAATCTCGTCTTTTCCGCTATTCTGCCATCCATAATGAGGTTCTTCCATCATCTTCGGGCAGGCTTCTTTCAGAAATTCGAGACTTTCCTGATCGATACTATCAACCGGTTTTGATAAATCCCTGTAGTGGAATTCATTCTGTGGATTACGATTCTTTCCAAATATAATTCGAGTAGTCAGACTGTTGGTTGTATCGTTCACCGTCATTTCTGCCAACTCAGATAGAATCTGTCGTGCGGTCCAGTCCGCTTTCAAATATACAAATGCTGCCTCCGTTGCAATAACATCATTGTCACAATACTCCGCGACTTTCACCCACAATTCTTCCGGTACTGGTTGATCCCAAGGTAATCCAAGTTCCTGATGGTGAGTTCCGGCTTTAATAATCTGGATTTCTGATTCTGAAAAACCTTTTTTCTGAAGTGTCTTCTCCGAAAGATTCCCCATCTCAATTTCCAGTTTCTTTAAACTCTTTTTGTTTCCGGCAGATGCAAAGTCATACACGTCTGTATAGGATACGTTGTACGCTTCCCCAAAGAAACAGTTGGGACTACCGCTGATAATTCTCTGTGACAGGTTGTACAACTGTTCATTTGTGTAGCCCATAAGTCTGGCGTACAGAATATGATTATCATATCTGCGACAGTTGAAACCAACCAAACGGAACTGCATCAGTTCTTCCACTTCACTCGGTGACGGATTAATCATCCTTATGACAGGCTTTCCAATACCTTCCATTTTCCAGTTTACAAGAAACAGGTTAGGAAATACTTCGATGTCATAGAAAACAAGTTTCGATTCCTCATTTTTTACAGCTGGTGATGAATCCTCAGACTTAAACTGCATCTTGTTTACAAGTTTAATGCAATATTCCGACTGATGTGTACTGTTCGCCGCAAAAGAGAGAATTGCATTTCTCATATCAGTGACATCGTATTTCAAATCAGTCTCATGTGCATCTTCCAGTATCTTATATATAAAGTCGATACTCGGCTTAGTTCCTGGATGAATCTCTTTGTTAAGATTACGTTTTATCAGTGTTCTAAGCCCTTTCTCGCTCTTTATCGCTTCAAAATTTACCATTTTGCTATCTCCTTTCAGCGGTAAACCGGAGCTAATTTTTGCGATAGGCAGATCATTACATTTGGACAGTTTACGTCTTAATGAACTCTTGCCCGTGAACACTTTAACTTCGATATGGTCGTCATACACCCTACTTAACAACGCTGGATCTCCCGTGTAAATATAATGGAGGTGTACTCCTTGCCCTGATTTGCTAAGCTCTGCGTATGTCGGGGGCCATTTACTAGCTTCTGCGATATTCAATGCTAACGATTTATTTCCGTTTTCATCCGGAATATCAAAATCAATTACAATATGATTTTCGGGTACTTTCACATAATGAAGTTTTGTCGGATCTAAAATTGATAATTTTGATCGAACCCCATCCCATTTTTTCAAAGGCGTTTCATTGTCAGATGCATATTGTGCCAGACAGTCTGAACACTCCTTATCAAATATAGATGTTGTACAATCGTGAAGCTCCATAGGATTAAGTACTTCTTCGTTTGAGAACTTGCCCGATAAAGTTTCTTCCTCAAATTTCTCAGTCCGGAATCCAACGTAATAACTCCGAACTCTTGTCCCATCATCAAGATTGAACCGTTCCTGAAAATCACGAAAATAGTTTTTAAGTTCTTCTTTAAACACCCTCTGAGAAAACGGATAACCAACTTTTGCCTCATCACAATATGTTTTATACATTTCCCATGCAGCTTTTAATGTGGTTCCGTTTTCTTTCTTAAATACATGGTAGGAATCAATAATAAAGTTGTAGAAATCATTAGATGCCCCAAGCATGGTGATCGGAATGTAATCATCATATCGTCCGGGATTCGCCAAATATACTTCTTTACAATGATAGGCAATAGCACCTAATTCAAAATCAACCTGCTTTACTATTGTTTTGTATTCTTTAGGACTCAGCTTATTTCCAGATGGAGAAACATCAATCAGTCGTCGTATAAGACCTGATTTCGCATCTGTAATCTTGACAGGCTTATTGGTACCCATGAATAAGAAACAATTAAATCTGTTAGAATATGTAGATTTGAATTTTTCATTCACTGTCATTAACTCATGGGAAACCAAACTGTTCAATCTGGTATTATCTTCAATTCTTGATAAGTCTCCATCATGCTGAATCGCAACTAGAGGGTTGGTCTTAAATGCTTCCAACGCAAATGAATTACTAGATGATCCAAGTGCTTTTGCATCGAAAACAGAATAATATCCTTCAAAGAGCTGCTGAATAATATTGAGAATTGTTGATTTACCCGTTCCAGCAGCACCATAAAGTACCATGAATTTCTGTAACTTCTTAGACTCTCCAGATACAATAGAACCGATAGCCCATTCGATTTTTGTTCGTTCCTCTTCAGAATATAAAGTGGACATCAATTTCTCATAGGCAGACAAATCGCCAGCTTCAAGCGGATAATTCAACTTTTTGCTGGCGTAGTCCTTTTTATTGGTTTCGGTATTGGAAAATATAAGTTTATCATCAAGCATATGAAAGTTATCTCTCATCTGCTTCTGACAATATTTATGCCACGAATCTATCATTCCTGATTCTGCATCCCACATGTGCAGGATTTTTATATCGGAATTGAAACGTTGGCGATTTTCATCGGCATATCTATCCAGTTCACGATCTATGAGCTGTAATGCATCCTGCTCATCTGTAGACCACAAACCACGTTCCTCAATCCAGATAGCATAAAAATCACCACCTCGAATCATTAGATCCGAACTCTTTTTAATTATGAACTTAGGATAGATTTCGATGACGCCACGTTTGTTAGAACGTGTTGAAATCACCATAAAATCAATCATCGCATTCCTTTTCTTCTCCCTTCGGACGTTTCATCTCTTCGATTTCTTTTTCAAGTTTTCGGATTCTCACAGCCTGGTCTCTCCGATCAATTCCGGATACAATCAGATTTGCTGTGGTCACAACTGCAAAGACTGTAACCTTTCTATTAAATCCTCGCTGCTTATTTAAGATTTTTCCGACATTATACAGTCTCAAATCCGTTCTCTTGAGACTATCAAAAATATATCCCATCACTTCCATATAAGTTCCTCCTACTTCACACCATTCAGGTACCAGTTTGCCTGATACCAGATTTCCACATCTCTTAAATCGTACTTACAATTTTTTATCCTGAATAATCCACCTGCTCCGTCTCTTGCATAATCACGATCTAAGAATTTCTGAATTACATTTTTCACACGATTTCTTTCAAACATGGAATCGTCCATTCTATCCAGTTTGAGATTTGACATCATTGTCCAAAACCATTTTCCTGTTCGATTACCAACATCTGGATCTGCCATGATATGCTCCTCTAATCGGATAGAAAGTGCAATTAGCATCTCTAAAACACTACAAGGACGAACATCCAAATATTTCGTAATTTCTCGCTCATCACATCCGGTTTCATTTCCGAAACGATATCGCAAATCGATACCATCATCAAATCGATTGCCGTCCATATCAATCGTATATGTAAAATCAATGTCGTGAAGCAGGTAAAAAAGTTTTCGATAGGACATATCCTCTTCACATACCAGACGATACATCCACTCGAAATACCTATTGCTCATTTCGTCCTGCGTCATCATACCTCCATCTGATGTGGCATTCCCTTGATTACGTCAGAATATAATCGCTGATCCATAAGGATTTCATAGTCGCACTTCTTATCGTCATTTCTGACAAATACAGAATCGTCCTCATACTCTCCAAAGTGAGTCAGAGATTCAAATCCAATCGTCTCTTCCACATCTTCAATCATTTCATCATTTTCATCCGCCAGCACCTGATCTGCATAATAAGTAAGGCTAATCTGATCGTAGTCTTCATTGTCCCCAAATTGCTCAGGCGGAATTACATACGGTTTGCTCATTTTTGTATCCTCGCTGTTAATATCCGCATCAGAATATCTGGTATACCCTTCCCTGCGTAATATCTCAGCACATTCCTTAATGCTCGGTTTCTGGTTTACATGCTCTGCTTTCACACTCTCTGCGATGTTTTTTGCAGCTTTTTCAGTATTGTTCGTCTGTTCTCTTCTTGCAAAAACTTCTTTTACAGAATCAATCTCATCCTGTGCCAGCTCTTCGTATTTCTTCTTGACACAATACCAAGTTACAGTCGCTCCGGAAGCAGCACCAAGAATGAAAGCCATCAAGAATATAGTTTTACTGCTCATTACTGTCCTCTTCCTCCTCGTCTCTAATCGTCATAACTGTAAGTGCCAAACCGCCAAATAATAAGGAAGCACTCAGCAGAATGCCTCCTGTAATATGACGCTTTCTTTCAGTGTCAAGAATATAATCCATCATCGAGATAAAATTACCAAAACCATCCATCAGTGACGCTCCTTTCCGCCCATAAGGACTGCAATACCACCGAAGAAACAAATACCTGATACTGCCGAAAATGTAATAGCCATAAATGTCATAACATAGCACTCCTTCCTTAAATGCGGTCAAGAATAGGACCATCAACATTAAAGTTCATTAAAATGGCATCCTCATATCCACCATCTTCTGTTTCACGATGTGTAACCATAACACCGAAATCAACAAAGTTATCTCCATTCGGATTTCCGTCCGGATCATAAATCCAGCCAACCGTCTGACTCATCTTTGTTTTTGTAATTCCCAACATATCATATACATCACTCAGAAACAGAAATCCATCCGCAATAAGCTTATCATTCGCTAATGCCTGCTGCGATTTGAGCAGAAGCAGATTGTAATCCATATTCTCTTCATAATGTTTACAGGTTTCATCGAAGAATCGAGCATAATCATCTACTGTCGGGTTGGCGATATCAACTGTGGTTTTACTTTTCTTCTCTTTACCGGTTTCCGGATCTTTTACCGTTTCTTCGATTTTCTTTGCTTTGATGTTATAGCGAAGTTCTTTATCCACATCTTCACCGAATCTTTCCACAACTCGGTTTCTGTATTCTTTGAATGATTTATCAACTGTTGCGTAAGCTGCTGCAATAGCAACATTTCTCTTACGAAGAATATTATGAGAAGCAACAATACTTGTGATAGAAACGACACCAAGAATAGCTGCCGGTGCATATAACTTCGCCACTTTTACGCCAGCCTGTACATACACGATAGTCAGATCTTTTTTTGCATCTTCTTTTGAATATCTATCCGCTACAGATTCATCGTCCATACATTTGTGAATAGTATCGATGTTGTCCTTAGATTCTGCCAGGACAGAGCTAAGTTTAGTTGTCGCTTTGCAGGCAATAACTGTGCTGGCTACCGTTCCAACAACACCTGCTACAACTAAAATTTCAGGACTATGCTTTTTCAGCTTAACAGTCACTTTTCCAAAGGTAGACGATACCTTCTTTACAATCTCATTTTTGTTCATTCTATTTTTCTCCTCTTCTTTCAAGATAATTGATTAAATGCTGTGTGTACCACATGATTTTTTTCAAATCTTGGATACCATTCTTTTTCTTCCAACGGCAAGCATACTTCAAAATATTTCCAGTATCCGTAGCCTCAATGCCATTTAATTCAGCGGTAAACGCTTCGATAACATCTATTACTTCTAATCCGCTTTCCGACTGATAATGATCCGGATGAGATACCATTACATCATCTGATTCATACTGCTGTGGCTGTAAAACTATTTCAGTCATTCTCTTTTACCCCCTTTTAATTTAATGGTAATGCTTTCGGTAATTTGATCATGTACCCGTCTCTTACTCTCACAACAGAAGCGTTGCGAATATCCGACCAGCCATATTTATTGTCTGTATAATTTCCGGTAATCCCTACAAGATCATAGAAATCTGCCACACTGACCAAGCCATATGTAGCGATAAGTTCATCCATACGAGACAGGACATCTTCCGCTTCTCCACGATTGTCCAGAATGATATCATCATATTCATAGCCTGTTCTGGTTCGATTACTGCTTCCACTGTCTCTTCTTTCACGATCATCGTAATATTTTCGATAAGAAATCTTAGATGCAGAAGACGATTTTCCACGAGAATTGCCATTAACTCCCAAGAATGCTCTCACCGCATCAAGAATAATATCTTTTACTGCCGGAACCACGATATCTTCAAAAATATAACTCTTAACATCGTCCACATCTTCCGGAACAAACACGTTCGTAATTTTCTGAAGCCCTGATTTTTTCTTTGATTTCGCAGATCCTGAAATAATCTTCTCAACTTTCTTTTCTGCAACTGGCTCGTTTTTTCGCTCCCTCGCTTTATGAGAATTAGATTTATACTCTTCCATCGTTGTTCACCTCTTTATCATCGTTGTTCGATTCTTCAGCCTTGCTCTTGAGATATCGCTCAATGCCAGAAAGACTATTAGCAATCTTCTGTAAAGCTTTTAAAACATCAGTATCATATCTATCATGTTGTGCCATACATATCCTCCTACGCTCTTGCACTCATGGATTTGGCAATCGAGCTGTAAATGTTCTGTACATTTGCAAGGTTTGAATTATAAGATTCCAGAATATCATCCATAGATGCCTGTAATTTTTCAGCAACAGCGTCCTTTGCCTCTGCTTTTACTTCTCTTTTTAATGCTGAAATATCGATGTTCCGAAGCTCTTTTCTGATTCTCTCTTTGGCTTCAACTTCCATAGACTGATAAGTCGAACTAACAGCCTTTTCAGCAGCATCGCTGATTTTGTTATACATAGAAGTTTTTACATCAAATACAATATTGTCACATGCTGCTTTTACTTTACGCTGAACCTCAGCATCTACTTTCTCTGATACCTGCTCTTTTATCGTTTCGTTGATGAGATCTTTAGGAATATCGACTTTCCCATCTGCAATCATAGAATCTACAGACTTTCCAACAACTTCACTGACTTCTTTTAGTTTCTTGTTCGCACCGATTGCGTAACCAATTCCAAACAAACCAACCGCTACACCAGCTAATCCGATTACAGTATCAAAATCAATATTCATAACCATTCACCATTTTCACCTTTTCTGGGAGAGTAATCCTTGCTCCCGAAATACGATTATTATTTTTCTTAAACTGATAAGCCAAATTACTTCTGGCTTTCTTTTCAGATACTGCATATGTAGATCCACACCATCGACTGGCAACGCAAGTTCCAAATTCCATAACTGGACCATCATACATATACTGATTCATAGGACACCTCCCATATAAAAGCAAAAAGAAAGAGCCCTAGATTTCTCTAAGACTCCCTCTTCCTAAAACTACTTTCAATCCTTATTCCGGATCTTCTTCCTCAGTAACTTCTGTGAAATCAGCATCCACAACCTTGTCTGGATTGGAAACGCTTTTCTTCGCTGTGCGTTCATCTGCCATTTTTTTCAGTTTTGCTACTCCTGGTTCGACTACAAATTTGCAGATCAAACCGCCTGCAAGCATAGCCAATCCAATTTTAGTAGCTGTACTGAAACTGTTATTGGTAGAAGTCGCTTTAACGATTTCCTCTGTTGCTGTTTCCATAACCTCTTCGCTGTTGTTCATGATTTCATTGTTGTTTTCCATGATTTGTTTCTCCTTTCAGTTGCTTGAAATAGGTTTTCGTTTCCATAATATAACTTGTAAATTTTGCGAATCACATCAAGTTTCGATAATCATATCTAGGCGCCAGATTATACTCAATTACCAAGGAAGGTGTACCGTCCGTAGCAATCTGAGAACTGAAGTCAATATCCAAATATCCATTATCAATATTCCAGCCAAGATCGTCGCCAATTAATCTAAGAGGATCTAGTCCAATCTCGTAATAGAATTCGTTAAGAGAAATATACATTTCATTTCTCAGTCTGGCATTCATTTCGTTCTCAGCCTTTTTAATTGCATCCATGTCAGATCTAAAATATCGTCCAGATACAGAATCATAACACAATGTGTTTCCTCGTCCTGAGAGTATAACCTCTTTGTTCTCTACCGGATCTCTCTCGATGTGTTCTTTGGCAACAGCATCCCTAACCGTCTGTTCTTTCTTTTCACCGATAGTTTCGATTACTTTTTTCTGATAATCTCTGAGCGTTGACTCGGATAAAGTGTAGGCTGTAGCTAATGCTGCATTTCGTCTGGCATTTACTGAACTGGCTCCAATGAGGCAAGCTATAGACACAATACAAGTCATTCCAGCAGGAATATAACATTTCCATGTAACTTTAATAAGATCTACCGGCTCCAAACGATAAATCTCATTACATACGGATGAACCAGACTTTTTTGCTTCTTTCAAATTTTCATAATTCAAGCGTTTTTTTTCATTTTCAATTAATTCCAGTGCTTTCGGTGTAGCTCTTACTGCCATTACAGTTGTTGTTACCATTCCGGTAATTCCGATGCCCATTAAAATTTCAGGACTGTGTTTCACAGTGGCAATTTTTACACTATTGAAAACTTTTATTAAATTGGGTTTTTGCATTTCTCAGTTTCCTCCATATTTTACTAAACCGCCCACAAGGGGCGGCAATTTATTTAACCAATCGGAATTCCGGACGAACCCCACTAGAGTTCGAAGCGGTGTGGTAATTCGCATTACCGTTGCCGGCCACACCGGCAAAGCGAGCCAAAGAATACTCTTTCTTCACTGCATTACGAAGCCATCCCCATTCGCATTCGTTATTGAGATATGCCACTCTGTTTTTTCTCAGTTTCATAAGCGAAAGCTGCTCATCGCCATCAGCCTCGAAATGCTCTTTATCCCATTCATCATCCCAACCAATAACCTGTCCGACCGTAGGGATCGTCAGTTCCACGAGTCTTGCTTTTAACTCCACAGGAAATTTATTAAACAGTTCACCTTCAATCCACTTTTTCAGATCAGATTCTTCGTAACCACCGGCGTTAGTGTTACTTTCGTTCATAGGTCTTTCGGTGATATAGTCATCAAAGATAAAGAGAACACTTTCACCCGTAACTTCATGAGCTGTTGCTTCAAATTTTCCAAGATCTTTCAAATCAACAGTAATCTTATCTCCTACTTTCATGCTTGATAAATCAAATTCTGGTTTCGGAACACCGAATGTCATATTAAGTAACTCTTTGAACATTTCATCGGCACTCTGCCAGTGATACCGACCAGATCGTTTCGCTGTACCATCAGGCGTTGTATATTTCTTTGCAAGCTCTTTAATTTCTGTTCTCTCGGCAACCTCATCAAGTTTAATCATTGCGGCATCATATTCAGATGCTGTTACCATGTAAGATGTTGCTCGTCCCAGCTCTTCAAGTGTTGCTTCATTATTAAGCATTCTGCGAATAAGCTGTGCTGCTGCCAAAGTTTCTAATCTTGTTGTTTTTCTGTTTTCGTTCATTGTTGTTTCCCCTTTCAGAAATATAAAATTTTTATTATGTAACTACGCAATTAGCAGGTTAATAATCCATTCAGCTAAATCTTTTCCGCTGTTGAAAACAAGACTTGTATCTGGATTAATTTTTGAATACTCGTCCATTTGATCTCGAAATTCCTCGATAATCAGTAATGGCGGTGTTATCGGATTTTTTCTAAGACGGTCCAGCAATTCCCTTGCCGCCCATCTCGAATAGCTCTCCTGCTCTAAGCTATATCCATATTGATAAGTTACTTCTTTCAGCAATTTATCAAGGCAATATTGGATGATATAAATGGCTCTGTCGGTTGGTGACTCCATACTTTACCCAAAAGAAAAACGAAAAGAGTCCGTATCAGGACTCCTCCGCTTCTTCTTTCTTGGCAAGTGCTTCATTCACCTTAGCCTCAATTTTTTCATCCATTTTCTGTTCATCAACCCAATCGGTTAAAAGATTTACTCCAATACCGATTATTGTTGCTGCCATTCCAATAGCCTTAATCATTTTACTGTTCATGTCGTCACTCTCCTTTCATAATAGCAGTTGTATTTTTTGCGAATGATTACTCCTCCATTACTTCTGGCAACCAGTCCATATCAATAACACAAACTTCAAGACCATCCTCCAGCACTGTTTTGTAATGATCGAAATCAATCCACGATAATCCAGCCAATTTCATCGCCACCAGATATAGGTTCTATACCTAGGAATTCGTAAAAATCATTTACTGATCGGTACCCACCGATTGCAAAGTCACGATTCAAATAATATTCAGCCTGAATAACTCTGTTGATAGAACTCTCAAAATATCGTTTTGAAAATGAATCATAAAACAATCGATTATCTTCTGGATCATGTTCACCAAAATCAAGCGAACTTCCTCCAAGAAGTCCTGTGGATGCAATATACATATCGTCAGCTTTTTCTACCGCAATAGCTTCCATGATTTTTCTGTGAGCATCTTCTCCATACAGTTCTTTCAGCTTATCCTTATAATCCTGGTAAGCATCATTGAGTAATGCATAGGCACTTGTGATTGCTGCCTGCTGATGTTTATTTAAAATATTGGCACCAAATATGCAGATCATAGTTGCTGCTCCCATAACTACTGATGGAACATAATAAATCCATGCAGATTGAAACGCCTCCAGTTTTGTATATGCATCCGGATCATTATGGGCCTTTCTACTGTCTGCTCTGATTTTTCTAAGTGCTTTCGGTGTAGCTTTTACAGCAAGTACAGATGTTCCAACTACTCCAGCGGCACCAGCACATGATAAAACAGTTGGTGAAAATTTCTTTAATTTTCTGACATTCACTCTCTTCATTACTTCTCCTTTCATTCCATAGCACGCAATACTTCTAGGACGTTTGATGAAACATGATCCGCCACAACAAACATTAAATTGTTATTTGGATTAATTTGCGAATACTCAGCCATTTTCCTCTGAAATTCCGCAGTGATCCGAATAAACTCTTTGATTGATCCCGTTTTTCTGGGGTAAAGTTTTTCTGAAATATAAGATTTCAATTCTTCCATCGCCCACATAGAATAACTGGCTCTCTCAAATTCTCTGTTTTGTATGGACCATGACGGAAACCACACGTCCATCTGAAATGTGTCATAAAGCATCAGGGATAATTCTTCAATAGACATTCATTTACCAATTCTCCTTTCATTTTTCAGCAAAAATAAAAAAGAAATAGTGAGGATTCGGACCTCCATCTCCAGTGCGGTTATTGACTGGTGCTCTACCATTGAGCTATTCTTTCTCTCATAATAGCCTTTGTAAATTTTGCGAAGAAAAAGAAAAGAGGCGTTGTCCACGCCCCTCTCGGTTAGTTCAAACCGATACTCTTCAGAATTTTAATAAGCTCGTCTTTTTCAAGTTCTGCATCAACATCCACATGAAGATGTGTCCTTCCATCGTTGATCGTGGTGGCAATTTCATTCACCTGAATATCCACGTTATATCCAGATTTCTTATGTACCACCATCTTCAACGCTTTGGAAATAATTCCTCTTGTGAATTTCGATACTATTCTCATTTCGTCCATGCTCCTTTTCTCCTTTCAAAAGCTATCGTTTCTCATAATAGGAGCTGTAAAATTGGCGAAAATGGGCTTAAATTTCTCTTCGATCAAAACAAGTTTCCCATCTCTGTCGCTGTATAGGCTTCATTTTCAAAGCCCACATGATTTGCCTAATCGTTACTGTAGGATACAAACCGTCCGTACACTTTCCAGATCGACTGTCAAAATATTTCTTGAATCCTGGATGAAGATACAAAGCGTCCGTCAGCCATGCGTCAACTTCTCCCCACCAGGTAGTCTTCGTATGTGGATTAAATCTCTGTTGTATAACTGCCAGACCATTTTGTCCGATTCTAAATAAAGTACACTGATCATATACTGGATGATTACAAATATATGTTTCTCCGTACATAGACCTGTAAATTTCTGGCTTTTGATAATGATACCGCATCTATTTCTCCTGCACAAAAAGAAAAGAGCCTTAGATTTCTCTAAGACCCTTCTCCTTTTAGCTTATGTTTTTAATCGTCAGATTCGCCAAGTAACTCTTCTCTGGTTGGATATAAATTTTCGTATTTTTCATCTCCTTCACAGCCATATTCCTCTAAATCTACGCTGTGACCACAGTGGGGGCATACCAATGTCTCTTCCCACTCATCTTCAAATTCCATTAATTTTCCGCATTCAGAGCAGATATACTCTCCATCTTCCATTGCCTTTCTCTGTTTCTCATTAAAAAAACTCATAGCTAAATATCTCCTTTCAAAATTGTTTAGCCATATACCTTGCCATAAGTATACAAACTAAAGTTTATTTGTACAAGAGATAAAGCTTTATTCTCTCATAATAGCCCTTGTAAATTTCACGCAAAAAGAAAAGGAGATGCATTTATGTTCACATCCCCTAAGTTCCCTTTACCATTCAGCTATTATCATCCTGCATGATTTGCAGAAATATACCGACAATTTTATGTCGGCTTTAATATCCTGATCTAAATGATACTCAAATGTAGCTGTACGGTTGTTCTTGTTAGTGATCATCATACTCTGAATTGATGGCTCTCCACCATCCTCACAGTTATTATCCATAACAGTCACCAGTCGCTTCTTCAAGTATTCATTTTCGATGAATATCACCGTAAACTGCCATAACACTTGTCCTTTTTCTCCGCAAGGTATGCTGATAGTTGTCTGATCTGTGTTTCTGGGTACTTCAATATAGATTTTTCCCATGTAAATCATCTCCTTTCATAGTAGCCCATGTATTTTTTACGGAAAAACGAAGAGGACTTGTTTTGTTCGTCCTCAACGTTTGGAATACCATTTTATTTCTTAGTAGGTCTGAAACGGTTGATTAAACCTCTGAATACCTGTGATGAAATTGTTCCAGTTTCTTCAAATCTGAATCCTTTATTCATCCAGATGCCATAGAATATCAACGGTAAGATAAGTTCAGCTCCAGCTATACCAGCTCTGAAATATCGATCTTTAACCTGTTCTGCAATCTGCTGACGCTTAATTTCCTCTTCCCGTTCTTTTGCTTCATTATCAGCAATACGAGAATTGTATTTTTCGTCTGCATCCCACATACTCTTGTTCTCTTCGATTCTCAGCTTGTAAAGCTGTGTCAAATCATCGATCGCCGCAGATTTTTCTTTGCTTCCGGCTTCCAGTCCAGATAATGCCTGAATCTGTTTTGCAATTTCCTCGCTCAATAATTCCTCAATGTTTCTGTCATCCATTTCGTTTTCTCCTTTCAGATAAATTATTGTTTCATTCCATAATAGGGCTTGCTATTTCTGCGAAATATAATTTTTCAGGTCTACCCGGAGAGAAACATATTTTTTCTTATAGATTTCGTCTGCTCCACCAGGACTTAATTCAAGGAATAAATAAGGTCCACTGTCCGGATCAGACTGATCTACTCTAAGAGAGCCTATTGGTTCGTCTCGAAATGCAAATTTTCCTATAAGTAGTCCTATTAAAATACCAATAGCCAATACAATGAGTAGTACCATACGACACCTCCTTTCAAATTGTTTTTCAAAAAGTTTCCACCCGGCAATTTTTCAGATATCAAAATAACATCTTTTCCGGTAACCTCCATCCTGTTTCTAATCTAGGATAAAAAGAAAGAGCCCTTGTTAGGACTCCTCTTCTGAAGGAAATGCATATCGTATATCTGATTCCATATCTGGTAATACGACTTCAATCACGCCATTTGATTTAGGATGAAGTTTAAATTCAAATCGTGACACTGAAACACTTCTCCAACCGGCGATAAATGATTCTTTCGTTACTGGAATACCCAATGCCTCATATACATCTCGTAATAATAAGCACCCATATGTTCGTAACCAATCGTTTAGCCGGCATTCATAAGCCGCCAGTGTTAATCCATTAATAAGTTCATTCTTTTCCCATCTCGGTGATCTTTCATCAAATATTATAGTTTTCTTCATAAAATATCACTCCTTTCATAACGCACCATGTAAATTTTGCGAATCATCCCCTCTCTTTGTTCAGCAACCAGAAGAAGCGTCTGTACAATTCGTAATAAGTATCTTTGCAACAGGGGATTCCTAATCTAGCTTTGAGAATGTCATATGACCATCCCTCAGTTACACCGTTCAGAATATAAATGCCAAGAGTTTCATCAGTACGATTGGCAGTTCCTTCAAGCATTTTTATACGATCTGAATAATACACTTTCGCCATACCAATTTTTGCAGTCGGATCTCCCAATGTACTCTTTACCACCATAGTAGTAAAATCCGTAGAATGACCAGACAGACCATCCAATGATTGATAAATTTTCTTCCAAATGGGATACTGAAGACAGAAATGTTTCAGTTCATAGTAACGATGTTTTTCAATCCAGTAAGGATTCTTTTCAGATAATTCTGCTCTTATTGTTGTCGCCATAATAGTTGTTCCTCCTTCTGGATTCTATTCTAGGTTAGAAATCCTTTCCGGTAAAAACAACCTCGGTGACGATATTTAGACAAAAAAATAGAAGCCTACGTTTCCGTAGACCTCCATCGGTAGTATTCGTGTTATGAATTTTCGAGTTGTTTTACAACTTTTCTTGTCATGGATGCATATTCTTCAGGATAAACATTTGCTATCCAGCACTGGCAATCCGTAATCCCCTTTTGATAAATACATTTTCCAATAAGTATTGATCCAAGGACTATGGAGCCAACACCACCTACAATCCTTACAATTTGCTTCCTGGCAAGTTTAGCGTTGATTCTTTTTAATTCTTCCATTTTTAACACGCTCCTTTCTCATAAAAGAAGCTGTAAATCCTGCGAACTCTTCCAACGAATCATTGTCATCTCGCATGGATAATCTTCATATCCCAAAGTTTCGCAAGTAATTATTCCCTCCAAAACGCCTTTAATGATTTCTGAATCATATTGCTTATAAGGGATAATATAATTTGGTAATTTTCTATGTATTTCACAGCAGTAACGACATTGAAGTCGTTCGACCCGTATTTTTCTTGTTTCTCGATTTTTAGTACGTATGAGTCTGGTAACGCTGTCATAATGTTTCAACCGATTTCCGCATTTGGAACAATATAACTCTTTTTTCAT